AGCGAGATCGTCAAAGACTTAAATTTTGGCGATAATGCTAAAAATAAAATCATTGCTGGTGTAAATAAGCTAGCAAAAGCGGTAAAATCAACTCTCGGCGCGTCTGGTAAGTGTGTAATCTATGAAGACGCTCGTGGTAAACCGGTGATAACTAAAGATGGTGTTACAGTTGCACAGTCTGTAGTACTTTTTGATCCAGTTGAAAACATCGGAGCTACTCTAATCAAAGAAGCTGCTAATAATACTGTAAAGCAGGCCGGGGACGGTACCACTACGGCTACCGTTTTAGCAGAATCATTACTAACATACATATATAATTCTTTAAATAAGCATACTATACGCGAAATTAAACAAGGTTTGCAGTCAGGTGTTGATAAAGTGCTTGATTATTTAGAATCAATTAAAATAAAGGTTGATGATAATATGTTGAATCAAGTTGCTGCTATTAGCTGTAACAATGATAAAGAGCTTGGTGGTATAATAGCTGAAGCTTACACAGCTGTAGGTAAAGATGGTGTAGTGTTAATGGAAGCTTCTGATACTGAAGAAACAGTTGTAGAAACAATTGATGGTGTTCAGTTTGATTGTGGTATAACATCACCACACTTTGTTACTAATACTGATAAACAAAAATGCGAGTTAGATAACCCGCTAGTATTAATATGTATGTCTGAAATACCTAACATACGTAGAATACAAAGTATACTAGAATATGTTATTAAACAAAATAGAGCTTTACTTATTGTAGCACCAGTATCACAACAAGTTAAATCAGCATTGTTAATGAATAAAGTAAAAGGTAATATTAAAGTTAATATTATTGATTTACCTGGCTTTGGCCCTACTAAAAAAGATACATGTGAAGATTTAGCTATATTAACAGGTGCTAAGTTATTAAACGAAGAGTTAGGTGATGATCTTGATGCTATGCAACCAGAAGATCTTGGTGAAGCTGAATATGCTGAAACAGATACTAACAGTACTGTTTTAACTATAGAAGACATGCATGTTAAAGCAGAAGGTCGTATAGAAGATGTTATTAAAAAAATATCTGAAGAAAAAAACGGTTATATTAAAAAGAAACTAGAAGATCGTTTAGCTATGTTGTCTGGTAGCGTAGGTATTATTAGAGTTGGTGCTGGTTCAAAAGTAGAGATGAAAGAAAAGAAAGATCGTGTTGAAGATGCAATACATGCAACTAAAGCTGCTTTGAAAGAAGGTATTGTACCAGGTGGTGGTGTTGCACTACTTAATGCTTTTCAAAAAATCAAACCTGCTAACGCAGGTGAAAGGTTATTACTAGAAGCTATAGTATCACCATTTGAAACTATATTAGATAATGCTGGTATTGAGTTAAAAGATTTACCAACTGATGAAGGTCAAGGTTTAAATGTAGTTACAGGTGAACTGGTTAATATGATAGACTCTGGTATTATTGATCCTATACTTGTAACTAAGTCTGCGCTAAAAAATGCAGTTAGCGTAGTATCAACTATTATCTCTGCAGATTGTGTAATATCAAATGTTAGAATAAATGAAAGCAGTTAATCATTACGTAGTTATAGAAAAAATAAAAGAAACAGAGAAAAAATCTAGCGGTTTAATTATAACAGAAGATAACGATAACGATCTTAGATATTTAAAAGGTAAAGTTATATCTGCTGGTGATTTAGTAGAAGTGATAAAGCAAGACGATATAGTGTGGTACGATAAACATGCTGGTCACGGAATAGAATTTGAAGAAAAGTTTTATTTTGTAATAAAGGCAAGTGATATTGTATTAGTAGATTAAACATAAACCACAAACAATAATCCTTATACATAAAATCTAACAAACAAAATTATTTATTAATCATTAAAAACAAAAATTATGAACAAAAGTGATGAAGTTTACTGTTTTGCTCAAGTTGCAGATAATAACTCTGCTGGTTTTCCTTTATCTAGATTAAGGTCTATAAACGGAGGCACAGGAGAACTTATTCTAGCTATTGATGAGCCAGTAGGTAACGTTGACGCTATCACGCTAACAACTGGCGCAGATGAACTTACTGCAGCAATGCAATTATGTAGAGCTTTAAGTGAAGCTACTAGAAACACACAATCAAACGTTGTAGTTTTAGCTAACTCAGCAGCGGCAACAGCAACAGTAACAATTGTAGATGAAATTACTGGTTGCAGTACTATAGCCTAATTATTAACATTATAAAACAAAAAAAATGATAGAGAAATTTTTAGTTATGCAAACTGCTGCTAACGATGTTATGGTATATCCTGTATCTAAAATGAAAGGTATGGAAGGTAAAGATGGTACTGTTGACATTAGTTTTGACACGGTTGGAGCTGACGACATATTAACGATTAACACAAGTGATGAGTTTCAAGCAATGAAAGATATTGCTGAAGCTATAGGTGGTAACAAAGATGGTGCTATATTGCTTGGTGACGACGTAGCCGGTACTTATCTTAGCGCTAGCATTACGTCTATTGGTGATTCAGCATAATCTTTAATGAGATTAACTAGTCACGATTTACGTGAATTACAAATCCTTAAGTATTACAGGCTCGTTAGAAAATGGGCCTGTAAGACTTACGGGTTAAAAGACGCAGACTTAGAGTTACTAATTTATTTAGACTGTAAAAAGCGTTTTACAAGAAATGAGTTTATAGACGGAACTTATACATACTCTTGGGATAAAGAAAGGTGGGAACGTCTAAGAAAAAAAGGCTGGATAGAAGTTTGGAGACATAGAAATCGCACGACGATAAAATATAGCGTATATAAAACTTCGTTTAAGTGCAGCCAACTAATAAGTAGAATATATAGAATATTGTTAGCAGAAGAAGATTTGCCAATATCAGAAAGAAGTATATTTTATAATAACAAATCGTATACTGATAAAGTTTATAACAAAGCTATTGATGATATGATAAAAGATAAAGACAGGTAATATGGCATTTAAATTAGGTTCAAATAAAGGATTACAAGCGCGAGGTGGTGATATTAAAAGTAAATTTAAATTTAAAGCAGATAAAGAAGTAGTACCTGGTGTACCTGTTTTTAAAAAACAACTAGGAAAAGATATACTAGCCGAAGCTAATATGGATGGAACTATATTTATTAGTGAAAGTGTAGATGAAAATAGCCCTGAGTATAAAAGAGCTATGACTCATGAAGTGCAACATATAACACAAATGAAAATAGGTTCAGAAACTTACGATGATAATGCTGTTTATTATCAAGGACAAGTTTGGCCTAGAGTACAAATAGCTGGTCAAAATTTAATAATAGATCCAGCAACTGGTAAAAAATATAAAGAAGGAAGTAGAGATCTTCCTTGGGAAAATAACAAAATATAAGACATGGTATTTAAAATGAAAGGCTTTTCTGGCTTTAAACAAAAAGAAGATAAAAAAGGACCTGGTCAAGGAACTGAAGTTGGTCAATTTACTGGCGCTGGTATACCTGAAACTTTATATGATGCTGATGGAAATGCAGTTATTACTAACAATATTGATGAAGGTAATTTAAGCAAAATTAAATTAGAATCTGGTACTAATAGAAAATATGTATCATATGTTGAAGGCCCTAAAGCTGGCGGTAGACTTTATTTAAAAAAATAAAATTATGATAGGAAAATTATTATCAGGAGGAGCAACAGAATTAGTAAAAAGCGTAGGTGGAGTTATAGACAATTTACACACGTCAAAAGAAGAAAAGTTAGAAGCAGAAAGAAAAATAAAAGAACTAATTGCTAACTATCAAGTTGAAATGGAAAAAAACATTACAGCTCGTTGGGTGGCGGATCAAAAGTCAGATTCTTGGCTTAGTAAAAACGTTAGACCATTAGTGTTAGTATTTTTAATAGTATGCACCATGCTATTAATATTTATAGACGCAGGTGCAATAAAATTTAACGTAAAAGATTCATATGTAGATCTTTTGCAATTAGTATTAATAACAGTGATCGGTGCTTATTTTGGCGGACGCTCACTTGAAAAAGTAAAAAAATAAAATTATGGGATTAAATTCAACAGAAGTAGCATACCAGTTTGGTCAATTAGGTAGTGGTTTCAGTGATGAAGCGGTTGAGGTAACACCTCCTACTGGAAAAGTTATAGTAGCTATACAATTTTTAGAAGATACAGTATTATCTACTTTAGTAGCTGACACAGATGTTCCAGACACAGCTTACTTTAGTCATACTACAGCTGTAGCTAATAATGGTGGCGGTGCTGCAGAAACAGATGCTGCTACTAAGTTTCCAAAAGGTATGACTATATTTGGAAGATGGAAAAGTTTTACACCTCCAACTTCTACAACTGGTGGTGTTATATTTTATTTCGGACACTAAATGTTAGGATTAGGAAATAGCGTATCAGGACTAACCGTGCCTGATGAAGGATCTGTAATACCTACTTTTGATGGTTTGCAAGTTTGGTATAAGTTTAACGAAGGCTTAACAGCTAGTGGTTCACTAATTACTGCTTGGGCAGATAGTAGTGGTAATGGTAATAATTTAACACAGTCTACAGAAACTAATCAACCATCAAAATCATCACCAGAAGGTGGGATAGATTTAGATGGTTCAGATAATTTTATGATTTTAGACACAGCTTTAGATTTAACTGCTTTTACAATAGTTGCAACTATAACAATAGACGATAATACTTTAGAAACTTTATTTGGTAACGGTTCTAGTGGTACAGACTTTTTTAGATTAGATGGTAGCGCTTGGACAATTAGAACAGCTGGCTCTTCTTTTCAAGGAGCTATGTCTACTAGTAGATCGGATGGTGATTCTTACGTGTTAATTTTAATTAGTCAAAGAGGAGCTTCACAAACTAGATATAATTTATTTGATCTTACTGATGGTACCCTTACAACAGAAGGTAATGTTACTATAGATAATCAAACATTTACAATAGGTGATGTTGGTAGAAACTCAGCAAATGCTCATTTTTTTAATGGTAAAGTATTAGAGCTTGCAATATACAACACAGAACTAAGTAGTACAAATGCTAGATTAGTAGCTGATGAAATGACAATAAGAACAGGAATATAATATGTATTTTAAAGGAACAAAACAAGAGTGTCAAACAATAATAGACAGATTAAATTCTGTAGCTGGTTATCCAGATGGTAAAGGAACTAACACTGTTAGTTACAATGTGTTAATACCTGGTACATCTGATTATTTGACAAAAATACCTAGTAATCTAATGTCTGAATTAACAGAAGATGAAAGGGCTAAAACTATAACGCAAAAGCCTGCTGCGTTTGATGAGCAGGCAGATTAATTTAATTAAATAAAATAATGGCAAAAAGAAAGACACCAAAAGTGGATTTAAAACCACGTGCAGAAAAAATTACAGATCAACAATTAGAAAGACTTCAAAAAGCTGTAGCTGGCATAAATAAAGCTAAAAGTGATTTAGGAGGTTTAGAAATACAAAAACACTCTATTGTTGGTGTTATTAACGAGTTGAGTTCTATACTAACAGAACTTAGAGGAGAGTTTAAAAATGATTATGGAACTGATGATATTAATATACAAGATGGTTCTATAATGTATACTGAAGAAGATGTCAAAGCTGATTCGTAAAATAACAATAGGTAAAGATTATAAAATTGATTCAATGCATTATTCTGTTGGTCAAGAAGTATATGGTGGACACACTATAAGCAATATAATAGAAGAAAAAGATAAATATTGCATATATATAAAAAAGAATAAAGACGTGTTACCTTGGAAAGACTTTAATAAAAACATGGCTGTTTCAATTGAATATAATTTAGAGTATTAATGAAAAGTGTTTATAACTATGTTATATCTCCTATAGGTGAAAGATATAATAATAAAAAACAAATAAACGATAAAAACTTAATATTAAATACTGAAATTTTTAACCATGAATACGTTAACCGTAAAGGCATTATTATTGATGTTCCTGCTGTTGGTAATACACAAATTAAAAAAGGAGAAGAAGTAATAGTACATCATAATGTTTTTAGAAGATGGCATGATGTTAAGGGTGTAGAAAGAAATAGTAAAGCTTGGTTTAATGAAGATATATATATTGTAAACGAAGAGCAAATATTTTTAAGAAAAATAAAAACACCTTGGACTAGGTTTAAAGAACCAATATGGAAACCTTTAAAAGGATTTTGCTTTGTAAAACCAATAACTAGTATTGATAAATGGAATAACGAACAAGAAGATCCTACTAAAGGTATAATAAAATATACTGACGGTAGTTTCAAAGAAGGTGATATTGTAGGTTTTACGCCTTTCTCTAAATATGAGTTTATTATAGATGGAGAAAAATTATATAGAGTTTACTCTAAATTTATTACAATTAAATATGAATATAAAGGAAACGAAGAAACTTATAATCCAAGCTGGGCACAGAGCGGTTGAAGAGTTGATTAATGTAGCTAAAGAAAAAATCATTACTAATACTGATGATGATGTTTCTGCTGATAGATTAAAAAATGCTGCAGCTACTAAAAAGTTAGCTATATTTGATGCGTTTGAAATACTTAACCGTATACAAGAAGAAGAAAATATTCTGGAAGGAAAGACACAAGAAGAAAAAAAAGAACGAGTATTTAAAGGCTTCGCGGAAGGCAGATCGAAATGAGTTACGAGCAAAGTTTATATAAAATAGTTGAACCAGTTAAGAAGACAACAATAAGTCGACTTAACAAAAAACGTAAATGGGAATATGGATACAATAAAGAACATGATATCGTCGTTATATCAAAAACTGGTAAAATTGGAGAGATTATTCAGATCCAAGGTTTGTCAATTGGCTTGCCGTTGGAACCAATGCAATTGCGATTGTCAAATGCCAATAAATGGCAAAAAATAGAATATCCAAAAGAGTTAAGTAAGCTTAAAAATATATTTGATTGGAGAGCATACCCAGAAGAAAGTAAAGACAAGTGGTATGATTTTATAGATGAAGAGTTTAAGCGTAGAGAAGAAGGATTTTGGTTTATGAATAATGGTAAGCCTACTTATATAACAGGTAGCCATTATATGTATTTACAATGGAGTAAAATAGATGTTGGTGCTCCAGATTTTAGAGAAGCCAACAGGTTGTTCTTTATATTTTGGGAAGCGTGTAAAGCTGATAAACGTTGTTACGGTATGTGTTACTTAAAAAACAGACGTAGTGGTTTCTCATTTATGTCATCAGCTGAAACAGTTAACTTGGCTACTATTTCGAGTGACTCTAGATATGGAATACTATCAAAAAGTGGTGGAGATGCTAAAAAAATGTTTACAGATAAAGTCGTACCTATATCGATTAACTATCCGTTTTTCTTTAAACCGATACAAGACGGTATGGACAGACCTAAGTCTGAACTTGCTTATCGCGTACCTGCAAGTAAGTTTACGCGTAAAAAAATTACTGCCAACGAAAAGCAAGAAGAGTTGGTTGGACTTGACACTACTATTGATTGGAAAAATACAGGCGACAATAGTTATGATGGAGAAAAACTTAATTTGTTAGTACACGATGAAAGTGGTAAGTGGGAAAGGCCTGATAATATTTTAAACAACTGGCGTGTAACAAAAACTTGTTTACGTCTTGGTAGTAGAATTATAGGTAAATGTATGATGGGTTCAACTAGTAATTCATTAGACAAAGGTGGTGATAACTTTAAAAAATTGTATAACGACAGTGATGTCACAAAAAGAAATAGAAATGGTCAAACACGTTCTGGTTTATATTCTCTGTTTATCCCAATGGAATGGAACTATGAAGGATTTATTGATGAGTTTGGACAACCCGTATTCAATACCCCAGAGCAACAAGCTTTTGGACCTGACGGAGAATTAATAGATATAGGTGTCATTGATCATTGGAATAACGAAGCTGAAGGATTAAAAGGTGATCAAGATGCATTAAACGAGTTTTACAGACAGTTTCCAAGAACTGAAGAACACGCGTTTAGAGATGAAACAAAAAATAGTATATTTAACTTAGTTAAAATATACGAACAAATAGATTATAATGAAGGTAT